TACATTAAGGCTCAGTTGCGCCGTGCCAACCCGTACATGAGCAACAAGGAGTTAAACCGCAGGGCTTACGAGGCCGCGTTTGCCGTTGAGATTAACGAAGCAGAGAAACAAGCTGAAAAAGAATACGCCGAAAAGGGTATAGACATTACCGACTTTGCCGGACGGACGCGCTACAACCGCCGTGTGCATGAGATTATAGAGCAAAAGAGGGGCGAGGATGTTCTTCGGGCGCAGCAGTTCTATGGAAATAGAACGACTTACAAGGCAACCGACCCATTCTTTTTTTCAAGTATCGGACTTGCGGTAAATGAGTTTAAGCAAGCGGGTTCACGAGCGATCAGGAAGGTTAAGAGCAAGACAAAGAACCCTAACGCTATCCGTGCGCTTGAACTTGGTGAGTTCATGTGGAAAGCCACTATGGACTTTCTTATTCCGTTCGTGAAGTCGGTGTCGAATATCCTTGAGAAGTCAATGGAGTTAACACCTGTGTACGGAGGTATTAAGGCGGCGGCATACACCGCGATGGCCGGATACAATAAGTCTAAGGGTATTGAAAGCGACTACGATTTTCGCAGGGCCGGACAGTATTACTACCGTGCGGCGGTTGGGGCGCTTATTTCAGCACTTATTCTTGCGGCTGCAGACGACGACGAGGAAGAAAAAATGAAGATGATCTTTGGCGAAGGGCCGGAAAATTGGAAAGAGGCTCAGAATATATCCAAAATGCGCCCCGCTAACACCATCCGAATCAATGGCAACAACATCAGCCTTGATTGGTTCGGGCCTTTTGCCGTGAACCTGAAAACCAAGGCCGCGCTTGAAGATGCCAAGAGATACAACAAGGAAGGTTTTATAGCCTTATCGGTTCTTTCTGCGGCGCTGAACAATATGTACTTTGAGCAGACGGGACGAATACTCACAGAGGCTACAAATTATCTGAAAAGTGGAGACGACAGGAAGATTTCTGCAATGCTCAAGAGACTTTCTGCGGAGTATTCTACGAGAATGACCATTCCTGCGACTTCGTTCTTCCGTCAGGCAGGGCAATTAGTTGACGCCGAGGCCAAAAAACCCGTGACATTTGCCGAGCAACTGATGAAATACTCAGGGCTTTTGCAGCCTATGATTGACCGTCCGGCGCTTGATTACCGTGGCAAAACCTACGACACGGGCCAAATTTACACCTCAAGTGCAGACGGGTTCGTAAAGATGTTCAAAGACGCCATTAAGGTGGATGAGGTTGATAGGCTTGTTTTCACGTACAACCCTTCGATTGCAGGGCCAAACAGGGGCGGTGAGGCATACCGGATAATGGAGGACGGAGATTACGTTCCGATGAGCGATGAGCAGTTCTACGAGGTCAGCAAAATGACAGGCGAAAACTTAGACCACCTTCTTAAAATTTGGGCCGAGAACCCCGTGCCAACGTCGGATTACGAGGTCACGCCCGCACGTCAGGAAAGGATTGTAAGGATGGCCGAGGAGCAGTTGTCGGATTTGGGTATTATGCTCACCAACGAGAATATCCGTCGCAAGGCACAGGACATTTTGGAGGAGGAATCCTACCGCGAAAAGATGAAAGCCACTATTAACGACATCAATACCAAGGCAAGAAATTACGCCGTGTATCAGTTCTATGTTAACAACAACCTTCGTGTGCCGATTAACTACTACGATGCCGAGGCTAAGTACCTGAAAAAAGAAAAAGAGTTGATACAAGGCTATGCGGAGGATTAAAAGTAAGCCTTAACTTTGGGAGATATGCGACTAACACTTATCTTGCTACTAATCGCTCAAGTGGTCACGGCTCAACCGACTGTTATAGGTGACGTTGTTACCGAGACACCCGCCAATACCGTTGTTGACCCCACGGTTACAAACAACATAATCGACAAGGCTTTCACAGGTCAGGTCGGGATTGTTGTCGTGGTTTTGGTGGGTATTATTGTCTTTCTTCTGTTCTTTTTATACAAAGAACGAAACGAAAAGGAGAAATACATCGAGCGCATGGCAGATATGGCTATTAAGACCAATCAGGTCATGGAAGCCGCGAAGAACGCATATTTGACCCTTGAAACCAAGATAGACGAACTGATAAAAAGATGAAGAAGCGCAGTTTTTTCGACGCTCAAGTGGCACAGCTTGACCAAACCTTAGAGTTTTGGCTTGAAAAGACAGTGCCTAATGAGGGAACGGTCAACCACTTTTCCCGCGATTTCCCGTCAAACAAGACACGGCTCAACGGACAGAGCAAAGAGGTTACTATCCAACAAGTGTTCCGCGACGATGAAGTCCAAGAACTATTTGTAGAAGTCTCAGCCGGAGGGTATGTGCCTATCCACGACCACGGCGATCATTATTGTGTTGTGAGGGTTGTGAAAGGGTGTATTTACGACCCTGTTTCCAAAAATAGATACTCCGAAGGGGAGATATACATAGTCGAGCCGTGTCAAAAGCATGGCGTCATTTGCAGCCGTGATACGTCTTACGTTACATGGAATACCCCTGATATGGACACCGCACGTCACATTTACCACACAGGCCGTTATAGGGCCAAAAACTTAGTTGCGTAATGGCAGTGTACATTTTAGGGGGTCACGTACCCGACCGTTCAAAAGGTAATTACGACCCCGGAGCAGTTGCCAACGGTTACACCGAGGCAGAACTAACCCGTGAACTGCGTGACCTAATTAGCGCGGAGTTAACGCCACGAAAGGTGAGACACTCCATAGACCACGACGCCGATTCACTCTCGCAAGTTTTGGCCAAGATTAATTCGACAGAATCCGACGTTATCTTAGACCTTCACTTTAACGCGGCCTCACCCCAAGCCACAGGGGTAGAAGTGATTGTACCGGAAAGACACACCGAACTTGAATGGAAGTCCGCAGAGGCTTGCTCAAAGAGTTTGGCGACGATTATGGGTATTCGCAGCCGTGGTGTAAAGGACGAAACCAAGACAGCCCGTAAGCGTTTAGCAGTGATGAGAGAAGCCGGAACAAACCTACTTGTCGAGGTCTGTTTCATAACCAATGTTAACGACATGGAAGCCTATCAATCCAAAAAGAAAGAGGTTGCAAAATATTTGGCCGACCTTGTGATGTGGGTTGAAAATCAAGTATTTTAGCCGAAAATAACCACCCAATGATTTACACACCCGAATTTTTAGGATTGCCACAGGAGGTAATCGACATCGCAAAGAACCGCGTAATGCGGAACGAGCGACAAAGAACAGTAAAGTTCTACACGAAAAACACACCGCAATATGCTTTCGACCGCGCAGGACGAAGGTATATCACGGGGTTTAAGCGTGAAACATTGCCGTATCTCACAACCACGCAAAGGAACAACAACGCCTATGCCTTGAATTGGCTTCACTCAAAAGTCCACGAGGACGGATACGAGTACAGTGGTCAGGACGAACAAGGCCGTCACATTTTCTTCCGTGACGAAGTAGAGTTTTGGCTTCCGAACTTTGTTCTTACGGCAGAACGAGCGGCAAGAATTAATGACCAATCGCCATTTGAACGCGACCAATACACACCACACCCTGACGGTGGTTATATCTGTTATCAACACCCGTCCGCGTTTTTTGTAACAGAGCAGAACGATGAAGTGATAGTTGAATGGCTTAACGACCCTGAGCAATACAACTACATTGGAACTGTTAATGGCCGTCGTCAAACCATTGTGGTAAGTGACGATGTAGTGGCCGAGACTTTAGGCATGACGATTGAGCAATTAAACGAGGAAGTCAAAACCACATGGCATGGTGTTAACGTATCTGCGGGTCAAATTGCAAACGCTTTTGTTGTTGTGGACAGCAATGTTAACGGAACGATTGAGCCAAGTATCTACGTCAACGGAACACTTACAGCCCCATCACAGTACGGCAACTTCACGACAATGCAAGGCACACGTACTTCGCTTCGTCTTAACGCGGTTGTCTACAACGATTGCACGGCTGAAACCGCTGATGCTTCGGCAGGGTTCGAGGCCGGAAATTTCGGTGCTTGTTCAATCGTAAAAGGAATTACATCTTTCCCGTTTGCAGTTGAGTTCGACCCGACAAAAGAACACGCTGTTGTGGAGTTCCGATTCTGCGAACAGCCTGAGACCGGCAAAGAATGGCGTTGGCACGGGTATTTCAACCTCAAGACAGGTGAGCAGATTCCGGCGCTTATTCGCAAGCCACACCCCGACGCAATCTTCTTCTAAAAACCATAACCCGACAAGGTGAAAGAGGGAGGTCAAAAGCCTCCTTTTTTTGTTACTTAGTTGTTAAAGTGTCCGTTTTGTGACTTAGTTGGGCGTACATTAGCGGTATGAAAAAGCTGACAGAAGAACAATTCAACGATGTGTATGGTGAATCCGAAGTCGTTTTTGCCCATTACTACAAGTATTCATTTTTGTTTGTGGGTGAGCTTGAAGGAAAGTCCATAAACATAATGGTTGGAGGTAATTCGGATGATATTTATAGATTTGACGTTGAGCCAAACAAAAAGTACAAGGTAAAAGAACTTGGCTTTAATTATGCCACCGTAAAAGACGGTGACGAAACTATTGTTGAAGTTTCTTGTTGGTGGTGAATAATTTATCACAAAATGAAAACCCGTTCCATAAAAGTCCTCGAAAACGCCGAATTAGCACACAGGGTAGCGGACTGCCTTGAAAGACTTGGTGTTAAGGACGACGGATACCACCTCAAGAACTTTGAGATACTTTACTCAAAATCAACGGGTGTGTACGGAGAACATATATCCGACCGTCAGAAAAGACGTATTGTGTCAAAAGTATTGCGCGGAAAGGCTAACAAAAAGTACGAGAAGTACGTGTTTATGCTTGAAAAGTATACCGACGCGATGGAAAGGATTTGGAAAACATCAAACAAGTAATAATGAGTACAGAAGTAGCAAAAGCAAAGGATTTTTTCGCTCAGAACTCGGTTCGGGCAAAGTTTGAAGAACTATTGGGTAAGCGTTCATCGGCGTTTATCACAACGGTCTTGCAGGTGGTCAATAATAATGATCTACTGAAAAAAGCAGACCCGACAACGGTGTATAACGCTGCGGCTGTGGCTGCAACCCTTGACCTTCCGGTTAACCCGTCTTTGGGATTCGCGTACATCGTCCCTTACGGCGGTCAGGCACAGTTCCAAATGGGTTACAAGGGGCTTATTCAGCTTGCACAGCGTTCCGGTCAATACAAGACTATCGGGGTGTCAGAGGTGTATGAGAATCAGATTGACGAGATCAACTTCATCACTAAAGAGGTCAAGTTCAAGAACGTCCGTGGTGAGGGTAAGGTTGCCGGATTCTACGCTTGGTTCAGTCTTTTGAATGGGTTTGAAAAGGCTATGTACATGAGCCGTGACGAAATGGAGTCACACGCTAAGAAATACAGTCAAATGTACAAGCGTGGCAAGGGTATTTGGGCCGAAGGAGAGGACGGATTTACGTCAATGGGTAAGAAAACCGTGCTTAAACTCCTTGTCGGACGTTTCGGGCCTATGAGTATCGAAATGCAGAAGGCTATCCAAACCGATCAGGGCGTAATTAAGGACGATACGGGCGAACAAGTAGAGTACATGGACAATCAGGCCATTGACCTTCACAAAGAGGCAGATAGGGCGCTTGCAATGATTTCGGACTGCACTAAAGCAGAGGAGTTAGAGGCGATTAAGTCCCAAACCGACGTAGATGTTTTCGCCATCATCGAGGATGAGTACAACGCTAAAATGAAGGAGGTGTCAAAATGAACTTAAGAAAACTTTGTACGAAAGACAAAAACGGAGTAGTTCCAATGTATGAACTTTTTGATATGGTTTACTCTGAAATACAAGGAGAAGAAGCGCTTTCACAATTAAGCGATTTTGTAGTGTGTGAGTACAACAAAAGCAGCGCACAGTTCAAGGTGTTTGACTCGAGAGAAAGACTGTATACACTTACCGTCTACAAAGATGGTGAATTGGGATTTTGGTGGGAAGGTCAGCCGCTTCACTTTAATCAAGCGCCTGTCTATGCCTATCTTTACAACAATGGGTTTTTGAAAGTAAAAGAAGGAGGTAACAAATGAAAAACCAAACGGCGGTAGAGTGGCTTGAGCAAGAATTAAGGAAACTTGCTCACGACTCAAATCATCACTTAGGAATGGGTGACGTTCGGGTAACTCAAGGAATGATGGATGAGTTATTTGAAAAGGCTAAGGAAATGGAGAGGGGGCAGATTGAAAATGCTTTTGGCGACGCATTGAACCAACACAGACACGGATGCTCTAATCGTTCTGAATACTACAACCAAACATACGGAGGTGAGAAATGATAACAATCAACACAATAACCAAAATAGCGTTTCTTCTGTACTACGGGATTCTTCTCGTGAGGTATTTTTTCTTTGAAATACAACCAAGTAACTTTGATTTATTGATTGTGATTGTACTAATACACGCTATAAACGACACAAACGAAAAATGAACGCCTCAGACATCAAATTCCGCTGCTCAGGGTTGTATAGCATTATGACCCATGAGAAAGCCACAGAACTACAAAAAGGACACATTACGCAGTGTAGGAAGACATACCGTAGCCTACGTTTCGACCGTGAACCCGAATACATCACAAAGTACACCGAAAAAGGGGTATTGGCAGAGGAGGACGGTATTACGCTGCTATCACGATACCTGTTCAAGCTAACAGGCAATCCGGTCGTGCTAAAGAAGAACGACGAAAGGGTAGAGAATGAGTGGATTTCAGGACACCCCGACTGCTACATCGGTGAGTCCATCACGGCTGCAACGGCAGGTTTCGACATCAAATGCTCGTGGGATATTCACTCTTTCCCAATGCCGGACGAGAAATTAGACGCCTCTTACGAATGGCAGAACCGTGGCTATATGTGGCTAACGGGTGCTAAAAAGTGGTCAACGGCTTATTGCCTCGTCAATGCTCCGGCATACATGATTACCCGTGAGAAGGAGAAGGTTTGGTATTCTATGGGACAACCCTCAGAGGACAACGAAAGATTTGTCGAGCATCTTGTCAAGATTGAAAAGAACATGATCTTTGACATGGCGCAGTTCCGAAAGGAGAACCCAAATACCGACCTTGAGGTGTTAAACCGTGACCTTTGGAGACACGATATGCCTCTTGAGGAACGGGTGCTGCTATTCACAATTAACCGTGACACCGACTACGAGGACAGGATTAAGTCTCGCGTAGAACTGTGCCGGAATTACATACTTAACAACTTAGTTAACGCGAAAGCACAAGAATAGCCGTCTGTACTCCGGCAGCAAGGGTGGCAACTATACCAATGGTTCGCCACCTTTTCTTTTTTACAACCTCTTTGTTGTACATGACAGACCACTTCTGAGTCTCGGCCTTTTGTTCGTTGTATAACGCCTTGTACTGATCGGAAACACCCTGACTAATCCTTACCTCGGCCTCTAATTTGGCAATCTGAGTGGCCTTTTCGTCAATGACTTCCTGCTTTAACTCTACCTGTTCGGTCAGTTCCTTATTAGCCCGCTCTAACTTGTAGTTTTCAAATTCAAGTGCCTCCCAAATAATCAGGACGCGCTGAATAGCCTCTAATTGCTCAAGATTAAACGCCGCTACTACCGTCCCATCAGGGAGCTTTAGGTACTTTGGATAACCGCTTTGCGACATCATCGAGCCGCTCATCAGCAGACATAGTACGAGCGTTACTAAGTGTTTCATTCCTTTTGGTTTTTGAACGTGACAATTCTTTGTTAATCTTATCTACTTCGGCCTCGCTTTGGGCTATCTTTTCGAGTAATGTTTCGACTACGGCCTCGGAACTATCCCTGTCTGCACGGAGTAATTTAATCTCCTGCTCAAGTGCCGTGGGTATTTCACGGAGGTTTTGAATGTCCATACGTGAACGTTCGAGCCGTGTCCACAGGTAGATATTACCTCCTACGCTTGTTAGGAACAGTATTCCAAGAGCGATGATAATGTATAGCGCCGTCTTTGCCATGTAGCAAATATATGCTAAAAACAATAGCAAAGGGCCAAGAAAATCTCAGCCCTCTATCGCTAACGAGTAAACTTTTTGGCCCTCGGACTTGACTTATTTGGATTTAGGCAAAGAGGAAAGTATCGCTGCACGTTTGGCAACCGGAATAGCGCTTTTACGACTTCTGCCTGTTGAACCACAATCCCCACACCGGAACGCCGAATAGATGTTAACAGTGGTGTGGTAATCGCTTTGCCATTGCAGTTTGCTTGACCCGCACGAAGGACACCGTTCAACCCCGTCAAGGATATGAAGCCCGATATTCGGGTGCGGTTGAATCCACGGTCTGATTCTCAGGTAATGTTCCTCCAAAGCCTTAACGTCACCGATATTGTAGACCTCCATTTGTCTCAGCGCCTCGGCGTCACCCGCGCAGCACTTAGCCCAAAGGTCAAAGCCTCCGGTGTCAATCTTGCGTCTTAGTCCCAACTTTTCATTGATGCTATCAAGCCTGTTGGACGAATTGGCAAATTGGTTTCTAAGGTGTAGCAAGGTATCAATGACTTTGTACGGCATCGGTGGCGGCATACCGTGGATGAGAAACCGTGTATTTACGCGCTTTACATCAAATCGGTGGGCGTTATGCGCTATAACACAAGAGGCTTCATTTATCTTCTCCCACAAGAGTTCAGTAATGCGCCTATCGTCCTGATTTACGGCTTCTTCCGGCGTAAGTACAGCACTAAAAGTTGAATCCTCAAACAACCATTTGGCCGACCAACAAAGCATAAACCAATCTTCAATTACCTGACTGTCGGATATGTTCTGTTTCCACTTGCCCCACACCCATGCCTTCAAGGGCGCGGTTTCGATGTCAAAAACAAGGATTCTTGCGGCTTTTTTGTAGTCTTGGACTTCTTCTACGTACTCGACTTTTCCGAACTTGTTGTACTTTGTCTTGAGCGCGTATTCGTCTTTGACTTCGCTGATTTTCTGCGCTCTTTTGAGGACTCTCCTCAAGTAACTCATCGTGCCTTCACCTTCTTCCCGTGGGTTTTCAAAGAAAAACTTAGGCCACTTTGATTGCGACATGGTTGTTTTGTTTGACCAAAGATACAACATTTCGAGCCGTGTCCGCATTTTTAACATTTCGTTTTACAATAAACCCGAATGTCCGTTCTACATTTGGCGAACAAATACGATAAACATGACCGACCCACGACTCCCCGCCGGGGCAGACCTCCACCCGTCCGCCCCGTGGAATCAAGACGAGCCTCGCCTTTGTGTGTTTTGCGACAGCGCCGAAATCCTCAACCAAGAGGAAAGGATTCTTGACAAAGAACTCGACGACGACAAGGCCGCAGTGTTGATTGAGGCGTGGAAGGATGAAAACACAGGAATTTGTAACCGATGTAATGTTGAATAACTAAATCAAAAAAATGAAAGAACAAATCGAAAAATTAGAGGCTCAACTAAAAGAACTAAAAAGAGTTTACGAAAATGAGCAAAAACTAAGGTATGAAGCGTCTGAACATAAGCACTTTGAAAAAGGTGACATAGTTACAGACGGCAACCATATTGCTTTAGTTGAATGGACTGAAAACAAAGGCATTGGTGCGCCTTATGAAAAAGGGTATATGGGTGCATCAATTATTAACGGACATCGTGGGTTTGGGACATTTAAAAGGGACGATTTCGAGCTTGTTTCAGACCCTTATTACAAGTCAACACATACCCTTACAATTAGTTTGACTGGGCTTGAAATTGAAGAAATAAAATATTCGCTTGGCCCAAAAAATTGCAACCCTAACAAATCAAAGACTAAAATGCTTGATTGTTTGGATGCTATTAGGTAGCACTACCGCTAATTCTCAGATAGCCCTACCTTTTGCACCCATATAACCCACCCACACCTGCGAACGGTGCTATACCTGAATGAAGATGGAATACGAAATGTCTGCGATAAATCACCCCGACTTCCCTGTGCCGGAAAGAGGAACAATCACTAAGGTGACGTTTGGCTTGGAAGAACTGAAAACCGTGAAGGTCAACTACGAGGAAAAGCGACTTCCAGCTAAAGTGAAAGAGGGAGACACGCTAACCCTTGATTGGGGAGTTAAAGCACTACTTAAAACAGATTAAGTCTTGACAACCCGTCCAAAAAAGAGTACATTAGCCCCATGATTAACAGGTTCATCCGTTGCGAGGAGGTGCAAGAAGAAAACTCACTCATTCAGGTCAAGAAAAAGCCCGTAGCACGGTACAAGGCTATCGAAGTCGGCGATATGTGCGAAAAGATAGAGGCCGGAGACGTTTTTAGCGCCTACCGAGGCTCGGTATCCAAAGGAATAGTATTTGAGGACGACGTTCTGTATGTTCTCAAGGGGTGAGAGTCCCGTGTTTTTTGTTTATTGTTTAAAGTGATGGGCTGTCAAACGAGACGGCCCTTTACTTATCTTAGCCCCATGAAGTGCCAAAGAGAAGAATGTTTTTGCACCGATTTCAACCGACACCTGTGCAAAGACTACCGTGCGGATAAACCTAAGCCAAAAGGGTTCGCAAAACGTAAACCCACAGGCGAAAAGGCCATGTTTGAAGACATTTGGGCCAAAAAAGCCCACGTTTGCGAAAGCTGCGGCAAGCATTTAAGGGAATTTAACGTATCCTACTTTAGCCATATCATCGCTAAGGGGGTGCGAAAAGACCTCCGGCTTGACCCCGATAATATTGTCCTTGAGTGCGTGGACTGCCACAATACGTGGGGTAACGGAAAGTTCAAAGACAAGATGTTGCAGCACTCGTGGGAGCGAAAATTGGCGTATATTGCAGCCAACGACAAAGAATTATACGCGAAGTACACATTTCTAATAGACAAACACCTATGATTAAGTTCCGGTCGCCTATCCACATCGTAAAATCAGTAACATTTGACGCACATAGCGTTGCAACCGTGCCTGACGGTGACGATGCCGTTGATATTCCGTTTGACTACAAGTTGACCTTGCGGATTGACAAAGTTTCAGCCGTGTATCCGTACATCGCTGTTAACAACGACACAAAGAAGGTCACGGTATCCGAAAAAAAGACAACTATCGAAACCGACTGCGGGACTTACACGGTTTGGGGTTCTGAACGTGAGATAAGAGAAAAACTTGGGCTATGAGTACACGGCGCAAAATATACTCCGAGGACTTGCTTTTCGACGGTCTTGTACCGGAAGAAGGCCACCCATCACGGATACTTCCTCAGAAACACCTTATCCATGTATCGCAGATAACTCGTATTGCGCTTGGCATGGAACGAAAGAACACTACTTTGGTGTTTTTGGCGGGCGAGGAATACCCGATTACTGCGGACTGTGAGTTTGAGACGTTTTCGGCCCTGCTTCTTGAGGCACGGCAGAATCAGATCAGGAACTCGCTTTGAGCCTATCGTAAGCCATAACCGCAATAGCCGCCGCCGACCAACAATCCTTGTAGATTCCTTTGGTTTTGTTCCCGAAGCGGTCGATTAAAGCCTTTCTAATCCTCGCGTCCTTAGACTTCGGGCCTACATAGCCCTTCTTTTTGTTGCAGCCGTGGTGGGATAGGACTTCGTGCCGTTTGATTACTTCCGGTTTATGGCCAATCCTTTCAAGGTACTCCAAGCACCTACCCACGAAATAAGCGGTTTGGAAGGTGGTTTCTCCTACACGGCCATAGGACTGCATACCCTCGATGTAGATTCTTTCAACCTGTTTGTAGCTGATGTAGTCGTGAAGGGTTGGCAGGAACTCCGAGTTAGAGCATTTAAGGTAGTCGAACCTTTCGCCGTCGAACAGGCAGAACGCCGACTCAGACGTTCCGGGGTCTATTCCGACCACTATTACTCTATCCCCGCCTGACTCCATGCTTCCTCCCACGATACGTTATATCCGGCCTCCCTTAATTTATCCATAATCTTCTCAATCTTGTGGCCTATGTAGATGTGCTCAAGTGCCAAAATCCACAGCCAAAGGACAAAAGAACCGCCGCACAAGAGTACCATTTCCGGCGACTCAAGCAAAGCCCCTGCGATTGCTCCGGTGAATAGGCAGTACAAGATTGTCCGATGTACCGACTTATTCCTTGCTACCCAACGGTTTAGCCCTGCGTCACGATAACTTTCTCTGACTATATCTCTGATACTCATGGGGGCTAATATACAAAAATCCCCGCGACTTTTCACGGGGACTTTCGACCTAAATTAACCTATTAACCAAAAAGCCTTGTAAAAATGCCGTCTTTCCGGCTGTCAGTGAAACACTAATTTTTGGACGGGGTAGGGCGTTCTGCCTACGGTAACATCTCTGTCTCCTCATTCACGCGAAGTGGTTGTCTTAACGGTTGTCCTCTGGTGCTCTGTCATCCCTGAGTTGGGCCCCCCGCAACATACGCGCGATACACTGTCTGTGGGTGTTAATCCACGACACCCGTCCTTTAGTGGAGCTGGTGGGAGTCGAACCCACGTCCAATCGGTTTCCAAAATTCATTTTCTTACAGGCTTATCGGGTTTGACATACCCGCAAACAGGGCCTCGACTTATCGCCGGAGGTGTCCACCAGTCCGTTTTACGTTCGGACAAACATTTTCAGGTTTTCTGTTGCCGTGAACAGCTTACGCTGCTGCCTGAACACCGTTCCACGAAGGGAACATAGGAATCACATTGTTGTCGTTTCTGACTTGTGCGTAAGGTCGCCACCTGCCTGAACTACATTCTTCTTTCCGACTGTCAAATCCAGTCAGCCCCATAAATCAAAGAACTGCCTCAAATATACATCACCCGTTCGAGCCGTGCAATGAATTTAACTTCTCAATAACAGCCTCAAGCGCTTCAAGCACTTCCATGTCATAGGTATCGTAGTCCAACTTCTGCATTAACCTTCTCTTTGTAGGCATGAAGGTCTTGATAGCACTCTTTGGGTTCATGTCGATGTCCTCAAAGTAGGCAAGGGCACGGCTCAAACGCTCGTATGGGAAAGCCCTTATCTTCTTCGGGGTAGTGGTTTTCATATCTCGTCAATCGTTTCTTTCACCCCTGCGACTATCCTCTGAAACAGCGACTCTTTTTTGGCCCCTGCGTGATGCCGTGCAAGGTCGTTGAATGTGGCTTGTTTCCATCCGTCCGGCGTGAATGTGGACTGAATACACCGTGCCGATTTCGGGTAACGGGTGTCGATTTTTACGGTTTCTTTGGTCATTTGAAGCCTCCTTTTTGTAAAACACTGTTAATAGCTGTGGTTATCTTCTCTTTTTCAGCGATAATCCTTGTATAATTCCTCTTGCTTGGGTGAATGATGTAACAAATGTTGTCGTGCTGAAACCCGAACTCAGTTAACGCTTCTTTAGCCACGTTACCAAGTACTATTACACCTTTAGCCTGTACTCCCTTAAAATACAAACAAGCATCGTAATACTGTCTCATCCTTTTTTTGTCCGGCGCTTTATGCCCTGACTGACCAAAGCCGGGAAACTCATCTGTCATTGCCTCAAACTCGAAGATACTTTGGGCATCCATTTGACTTATTCCGCACCACGCAAGCATATCGTAAAGCATAGTGGTGTCGTATGGCACTTGCTGCTTAACAGCGGGTGGTGCTTGGCCTATAATTAAGTATTCGTTCATCTTACAAATGTTGTTTTGGCTGCCTCTGCAACCGTTGGTTTGTGACCTAAGATTCTCTCTGTGTGGACAAAACTTCGCTTCCACATGGCTTCTTTGGCCTTTTCGGAAAGCGACTGAACCGATGCGTGGGCAAGGTGTAGAACGCCGCTAAACCCCACTTTTGCGTGGTAGATAGCCGGAAGTTTCATGCAGAAAGAAAGCATAGCATGGGGAGATTGACGGGTTTTCACATGGCTATCCGGCCCGAAGTATTGAACCCAAGACACGAATTGCCCGCTTTTCACTCGCAATCCATCGTACATATCGTCTATGTTTTCAAGGTAAAACCCGTTGTCCAATGCCCATTGCCTAACTTCTTGGGCTGACATACTTGGAAATACGATTGATTGAATAAAAGTGTCTTTCGCTACGCCTGAGTAGTCGGATATGGCATCTATTCGCCAATTAACCGATTCAGGATTCCGTGCCATCACCTGAGCGAAAACACAACCAATACCGCCTGACTTCATCCATTCGATGTTTTCTCTTGTTTCTTTGTTCATTGCGCTGTTTCTTTTGTGGGTTCTACGAGGTTTACAATGTTCTTCAAGGTCTGCTCAAAAGCCCTGTCGAAGTACTCACGGTCAACGACTTCGGATTTGCCTACGCAATAGTTGTCAAACTCGGTTGTGGTCACGGTCAATCGGTCTTCAACCTCGATGCTGTAATTGGCTACGTTCACCGACACGCATTTCAAAGGTGAAAGGTGGCAGGTTACAGTCCATTCTTTACCCGTGGAGTAATTACGGAGCGTGTAAAACGGGAATCTTGGGATGTCTGTTTTCATGTTTGTGTGTATTAAACGGTCGTGTTTTTTGTGTTGTTATACCCGCGAAAATAACACAGGGTTACGTTAACGGGCTGTTAAAAAGCTAACTTGTTAAAATTCAGGATGTTGCAATTCAGGCTTTTTCGCCGCCTTTTTCACGTCTTTTAACAGTGAGTTCACCTCATCCACCGCGCTTTGCAGGGGTGCGGTCGCTGCCTCGAAAACCTGAGCGGAAATAAGCCCTTTTGTACGCATTTCGCGTACTTGCATTATTTCCCTCATGTAGCCTTCGATGGCTGAGTTAAGGTGCAGTTCGATTAGTTTGTAGTTCATGGCTGACCTCCTTCTGCTTTTTGTATGGCGGCAGCAAGTTTGGTAATAGCTTCACTCGCAATGGATGAGTGCATAAGTTCATCCACAAGATACTCAAGCGCCATTTTTGCCTCAATACACGCCTCCAACAAGTCCGGTGCGGCGGCGATTAGTTTGGCGTCTTTTTCAAGCGCGTTTTCAAAGATGAACCAATCGCTTGACGGTGATTTACCTCCGTATAAATTGCATCCGTTTTGTTTAATTAAACTCCACGGCCCTTTTGTGTGTTTGCTCATTACTTTGCGATTTTAGGCATTTTTGTTTGTTGTTCTTGTCCGTCAAGCAGATACGCACACTCCTTGCACCGTACCTCTAAGGGTGAACGGCGGAAACGCACACAATCCACGTACTTCCGGTTGTTCTCTTTTACCCTTTGTCTTTCGACTGCCATTCCTGTTCCGACCGCCGCAGCGAGTAGGAAGGTTATCATGCCAATCTTGAAAATTCGATTTTCCATGTTCCGAGTCTATAATTTAAGTTATCCTTGAGTTGATTTTGCTTTGCGACACACACGGGGTACGGCCCTTCGACAAGCGTTTGAGCCGTGTTACCCACGCGATATGTCAGCTTCCATAGTTTCATTATCGTTTGCTCCAATACTCCCTGAATAGTGAAGCCGCAAGCCACATCATTACCTTCATCATGGTCTCCAAAGGTTTGACCAGTCATAGTCGCCCTGAGTATGCTCACCGCTTACCCATTTCATTTTACCTGTTTCGAGGTCGCAGATACGCACGTCCCCGATAAACACTGAGCCGGATAAATCCCAAGCCCCTCTGATTTCGATTACTTGTTCCATTGTTGTTATTTGTTATTGATTACGGCGGCTAATGTACTGCGGTGGACACGGCAAAATCAACTATTTTCTTGGAAATTAGCCTAATTGTAACAATCGCACGACGAAAGTCAAAAAACGCTCGACGAAAAATACTTTTCAACACTTACTAAAAAAGTTTGCAATCTGCGAATCGAGGATTGTATATTTACGGCTCAAACGTACGATGCTTTTCGTAGTGAAGGGGAAACCACTGCGAAAGGCAAAAGAAAGAGGAATAAACCCCTTTTGCTTTAGCCCTGTCAGTTTCCCCGCAGGGCTTTTCGTTTTTTATGAATTTATCGGTAATCCCGTACAAAAGCATCCCGAACTACCCAGTGCAAACGCTTGTCGTTTACGCCGTGTTCAAAAGGGCTTTTCGTAACGGGGTTATCTTTTACCACAAAGGGGCAAAGGGTGTCCTTAAAACCGGACGGTTGCCGTATAAGTCGGCTTCAACCATTGCAAACAAGATACAGCACCTAATTGACAATGGATTTGCTCGCGTAGAATCGGGCCGTGTCATTCTCACCCCAAAACGTAACTTAGAAGGAACTCAATACCTCAAAATCCGTGAAGAAGATGTAAGAAAGGAAATAATCTCCGCAATAGTTCGGAGCAAGATAAATCGCGTGGCATACTACAATGCTACAAAGGCGGCACAAGCAAAGTCAACACAGCGCAAAATGCTAAAAAAATACCGTGGTCGCCCCGTGGAAATCAGTACCCGCGAATTATCCAAGCTAACCGGACTTTCAAAATCAACCATGCAGAAACTTAGTTCCGACCTAATCGGGATAGAAAAGACCACCCACAAGAAACAAAGGGTTAAACGTGCCTCTATTCAAGAATGGGCGCACCGTCAAATGTGGTGGAATTACCCCTTTTCTATGTCTGAGTGTTTCTACTCCTATGGTTCGATATGGCGGGTGCGTAAGTCTGAGTTCAGTCTATGTTGACTTAAGTACGGCCATTTTTTTTCACATCCATTCGAGCCGTGCCACTAAAACAGAAAGCCCCGCACAAGGCAGGGCAATCCGTAAACAAACTAACTCAACACTTAGCTTTCAATATTCGCTAATAGTTCCCAATGCTTTTTAGCCAGCTCCATACATTCACCCCTTTTCTTAAAGTACGCATCCCATTGTACGTTAGGGCCGATTCCCACAAGTCGCCGAACTGCTGCGGCCTCAGAATCATTCGGGACGCAATACACATACACTTTCCCCTCTATTTTCCTTGTGTCGTAGAATTGCCCGTGTACCTCCGTGCCGTCCTCAAGGACTGCGATAGTGCTTACTTTGTACTTCATATCCATTCCATTTTTAGGATGTCTTTTTTCTTTGCCTTAATCCCCACGAAGAACAACATATCGTCGTGGTCGTTAAGGTCAAAATCTCCGATGTTAGACGTGTCCAATGCCTTTTTTAACTCAGGGTTGGTCGCGCTCATTTCGGGATAGTTTTCGCTACCTACCGGACGCCAAGTTATGCGAATCCGGCTTTTCTTTAGCTTGATACCCTCCATAGTAATATCAAACAGGCTTTTACCTTTTACTTTCATGGTCTTTCGTTGTTAGTAATTCGCGCCGTGCCCCTATTTCTCAACGTGATAGACGCCCGTTTCCGGTTCAATATGCACAGCAGCAGGGTTAACGTTCTTGTACATTCGTCCTCCATCGGTAAACACCGTCAATCGGAACGGTATATCCTCAGCGGGTAGGACTTGTGTAATTATACACGGAATCCGCTCAATTTGCCCGTTTACGTACACGTCTATGCGGGCTTTCTGACAAGGTTCATGTGTCATTGTCTTCCGCATTTTCTTTTCTTTCCTCTTTCATTCTCCCGCTTGTACTTCGTGCTCTTTTTGTGGTGCGCTTTGTAATTGTAGCCGGATTTGGGACGTTTGGGTTTGGCCTCAGCCGTTTGCGCCGTGCCAATAAGCAGGACGGCCACGATAATAAGTGTAAATAGCTTTTTCATGTATTAGAATGGTTTAGGTTCGTTTGTAACTCCGTTCTCAATCAGTAGGAAGTAACAACCTTCACAGGCTGCGTCACCTTCGCCGTGCAGATTAACACACTTATCAAAGGTGTTCGCGCCTCTCAAAATTCGGGTTTCTCTGTGCAGATAGGCGGACGCGCTGAGGCTACCGATCAGCACAATAAGACAAAGGATGTTTTTCGCTTTTTTCATTGCTTTAGTGTTAGTCTTTTGACGCCACTCCCCCGCTGCGGGTATCATTCCAGTAGCGGGGCAGGCGTTCGGGCCGTGTCTAGTTACATACGACGAAATACATATCCGCCATGTTCCCAAAATTCGTTTATCAACAACTCTTCCCCGTATGCCTCATAATCAAAGTGATATTTGAAACGCTCAGGGATAGCCTGAAACTCGCAATCCTGATCGAGTTCCCACTCAGCAAGTTCCTCAGCAACCTTGTAAGAAGTGAAGCAGCCAACGTAAGCATCCCGAAACTCATCCACGTTAGGGCTATTGCCGTCATTTACATAAATCTCAAATGCCTCAGCCTCATCTTCACTCAATTCTGCCGTGTCCTCAAGATATTGGAATACCTCAGATACGTCACTTTCTGAATAGAGACGTTCAGGGAATCCCTCATAATCCTGAAACATAAACTCAGGGTCTTGCTCATCTGAATGAAGTTCACGGCACTTGTCCATAAACTCATCATAAGTGAGACCATCAAGGTCAATCCATGCGCCCGAGATAGAACCGCTGTTATACTTGTGGTAGGTGCCAACGTAAACCCGTGGCGTGGTGTTAACTGCTGTGTTCATTGTGCTTTTGTTGTTTGTTTGTGTGAGGCAAATGTATATACGAAAATCCCCTGTTCCGACAAAAATTTTTGGTGTAGCCTCAAAAATTAGCCTAACCGCTTAAAACCTTCGACGAATTGCCTAAAATCGTAGACAGAAATATGTAAAATAAAGTGGTCAAAATTTGGAAGGTACGTTTCGCGCCGTGTATATTTGCCCCGAACATTTAACAACTACACACAATGCAAGTGAAAGCCATCTACAAAGTAAAGGGAACCTCATGGGTTATCAGAACACTATCCGGTGCAACCTGCCTTGCTCAGTTCCTAATCCTCAGCCCCGAAAATTACAAGCAAGTAAACGCTGAAACCATTACCAAAGCAAGAGCAAAAGAAATTGCCGGATACTTACCGGAATAAACACACACCACACTACAAAGGGGCTGCACATAGTTGCGGCCTTTTTTGTGTCCATACTTAGCGGTACACAGGCGCACGGAATGGATTAACTAACCGTTCGCGCCGTGCCTCACGTCTCACACCCATACACAGAGACAGAACAAGACAGAAGGCCACGCGAAGCGGATACACACAACTAGGTCTATTAGCTGAAACCAAACTAAAAAGGGGTGCTGAACTTTGACTAAGGTTAAAACCTTGGAAATCAAACGAAAAAGTAAGAAGAAAGGTTTTTTTAATGCGCCTACCCGCGCGTTAACTCTCCCTTTTTCAATCCCTGCTCACCCCTTTTTATAGCCCTTTTACGTCCGTTTCTGACACCTGCTGAAAATAGGTCGGTCACTTTTCGCCGTAGGCAGGATACCAGTGTTTTCGGGTTTTTCTGTTTTTTAGCCTTCTGAAAATGGGTCTAAAAAGTGACCTAAAAACATGACCGGATTGTACACCTTTGTGTGGGAATGCGCGGTAATGCTAAGGAATTTAGCAAGTTAGGGCCATAGCTATCCCTTGCCACACTGAATGCAGCCGGATGAATCGCGCCGTGAATAGCTTAGTTTCAGCCTCAATAGGCGTACATTAGTGCTTCTGTGGTACGTAGGTATACCCTTAGCCTTTCCATGCGCTTAAAAGGGCTGAAATGCAATGCTAAGAATTTTAGCACGACAGGTCACAAAAAAAGCGGGAACATTGCCCCGCTCTTGTTTGGTTGGTACTTCTCAGCTAAAGTTAAACCCGTCTATGTTTTCTCCGGTTGCTTTTACCTTGTGCCTGTAAAAAATCCCACCGCAGGTTGTCCCGTCTTTCCTTTCAACTATTATTTGGATTGGATTGTAATACACGTAGTTTTCACCCTCTAGTTTAACGGTCAAAACTTCGTCGGGAATATCGCATGAGAATACAGGTTCACCACCTATAAAGGTGTATGAATTGTATCCCGCGTTATACATCTTTGGTAGTTCCTTATCTGCCTTCAATATGTATGGTGAATAGTGCGGGTTAGGACACTCTTTTTTGTTACCTGTGAATGAAAGGTGGATGTTCATCTTGCTTGTGTTTTCGTTGTTTGTTGTTCGGGGGTTAGGCTATAACCATTTTTATCGCCTCTGATGTCGCTGACTCTAGTGAGTGCATTTGTGCTGTTGTCTTCATACCTTCGTTTACAACCCATCCCCCAAAAGGGCCTAAACTTAGCCCGACTATATGGTACGTATAGTGATTGTCAGCGGCGTACTTTTTTCTGAATATTAGCGCTCTTCTCTTTTCGTTGCTTACTTCTTTGAAACATGGAAAATCTTTAGTTTGCATGGCTTTGTGTTGTTTGTTTGTTTCTGCGAATATACGCACACGGCGCGAACGTATGCAAGACTTTTCTAATTTATTCGCCTAATTACGCAATATCCTCGACTAACATCGCAATACCTTCGACGAATACACATTTTGTTGTGCTAAAAATACTAGCAATAGCCTTTTCCGGTCTATGCGCTGCCTTAGTGTGCCGTGTACACCTTTGCCTTTATTCTCGCACGGGCAGCACAGGACGGACTAGCTTTTATTTAGAACGATTCTAAATTAGGTCACTTCATTAGGGTAGGGGTGGGCCGCGAAACTCACTTCGGGAAAAATGGGACGGGGTGGGGTGGAGCGACCACACAGCATCATATAAAGACTGCCTTTTTTTTCTTTTTCCGCCAACCCTCATATAAAGACTGCTGTTTTCCCACAAAACACTATTCTTCGTAACCCTTTATAAAGTCGTAGCCCGCTATAACATCTTTGTAGTTTACGCTATTGAGGTTTATTATGGCTACGTTGCACATTTTGAGGCATTCTATACACGGAAGGTGGTCTGTGCAATTTGGGTTGTTGTGGCAATATGAGGCCATTAGAAGGACTGCGTGACGGTTTTCGTCTATTGTTTCTGCCTTGAGTCTTTCTCTAGCCTCTTCTTGTGCTTTTCTTATTGTGTCTATCATGGTTGTTGTGTGTGTCACGGCTCGAAAATTTGTTAATTATCAGTTAATTCCATGCAGTAGTCGTTGAGTATAGACACGGCTTTTATGGTGCATTGTGTAGTAAGTCCGTATCCTTCGACGTTGCCTGAGTGGGAGTAGTTTCCGCTTGTCTTTACAAAGAACGGCATTTGGGTTTCGTGGAAGTCCTTGTCGTCGTCGATAATAACATATCTGTCCACGGGGTTTTTGTCAATCCATGCTTTTACCTCGTCGCCTCTTACTACGCCAAGCCAAAGTCCGTTGTCTTGTATTTCGGCAAGGTCGGGGGTTATGTCTATTACCTCTCCGGCGAGTCCTCTTTTCTGCCACATTTCTTTCATGGCTTTAAGACCTGAGTGTCGCCATGTGGAGGATATGACGATTTGAGCGCCTGTTTGGTCAATAAGGGTTTTGAGGTTTGAGACGAACGGTTCTTGGAATATTGCTCCGTACTCATCGAAGTCTTTTGTTATTACGTTGAGTACACCGTCTATGTCAAGGAAGATTACTTTTTTCACGGCTCGAACGGTTATTTACGGAAATCTTTTGATATTCGGTACAGCATCCAAAGGAACGCAATTAGGCATAGTGTGATGCAAGTTATACCGATGTTTATGTTTTGATGCCCTGATTTTTTATGGTGGGTTATGTGTACGTATGCTAGTTCCATGTTATGGCTTTTTATATTACGCAAATCCGCTGACTATTGGGCCGTTATCGTGATATGCCCAAGTTATGTCGTGTATGAATATTTGCTCAAACTTAGACGCCCATTTGTCAACGCTTTGTTTTATGTCGTTTAGGGATGGGTTTGACTTGCTGCTTACCGAAAACTTAAACAGGTTATAACGATTTACCACAACTCCGACCTCTTCTTCGTAGCTTTTTTTAGCGTAATAGTCCATCCATGCGTTTAGTAGGTTGGCAGGCGTATTCAGATCTAATGAAGGGTACTTAATTGCTTCTTGTTCGGCTGGATTGGTTAAAACTCCGTCTTTTAGTATCAAGTAAAGTCCTTTCATAACGGTTGACGGAAAGTTATCAAGTATGTAAAAAGCCAATTCGTTACAAAAATCCTCGTTTATTAGTATTGGAGACATGACGCTTCCGTATACTCCATGCTCTCTAGACCTTTCTACAAGTGCTTTTGTTCTGTATCGTATAAGGTCTTTGTCGCTTAGTGATTTTACGGATTCAAGTATTTTACCATCAATTTCTTGCGCTTGACTTTTAAGCTCTTTCAAGATCGCTTCTTTTTGTCTCTCAAGCTTGACTACTTCGTTTAGTTCCATGTTTTTAGATGTTGCTGTTGTAGTATTCCTGTTCCGCTCGTTGCTGTTCCCACATCGAATGTGTTGGATAGTTCATTTTCAGTCGGTTAAGTTCGGTTTTAGCTTTTAGCAGTTCGGTGTTTAGCCTTATTGCATCTTCCGTGAGTCTATCTATCTCGAAGATTAGTTCAAGGACGTTAAAGTCACTTGGGTTTTGTATACCTTCAAATGCTTTTAGGCAGTGTTGTTCTCTTGTCACGGCTCGAACGGTTATTTAAGTGCTTGTATGAGGTTATCGAGGGTTTGGGTGTACCTTACTCCTCCTTTTTCTTCGTTTTGGTGTTCGATTTTGTGCTTAAGGATACCGTATGCCCATGCCTTGAGACCGTTCTCTTCTTTTGCGAAGACCTTTTTGTTGTCGCTAAGGTATAAGGTCCATGTTTTTGTTTGGGGGTTGTACGTGAACTTTTGGTCTATTAGGTCTTGTTGGGATATGGGTTTCACGGCTCGATTATTTGTCGGTTTCAGCGAAGATTGGTTCGGGCCTTCCGTATTTCTTTGCTTCTTCTATTTTGCTCTTTTTGAACTCCGGCCAGCAGTCTTTCATCCATTGCTCGTAGGTTGGAAGCGTCGTTACGTCTCCCCCTAGTTCTCGAAAGAAGATGGATTGGGATATGTAGACATCTGATGATGGAAAGTAGCTTGGTGGGTTGCTTGGGGTTTCGTCTATTGGAAACCAGTCATTTTCTTGTTTCACGGCTCGATTGTTTGTTAATCCTCGT